CGCTATTGCCGATGCCTGATGCGATGCCGATGCCTCCACCGACTCCAGCGGCACGACCCAACCGGGCAGCGCCTTGAGCGCTTTCGATATAGCGACCAGCCTGACCGATGCCCGGCGTCAAGAGGCGACCAGCCAGTTGCAGGCCAAAATTCTCAATCGGATTCTCAGCCGCATAAGCAGCCTGATCGTCACGCACAGCATCACGCGCCGCCTGACGGGCCATGTCAGCGCCGTAACGGATCTCTTGCCCCGCCACGTTGCGGCCAGCGTTTTCTAGACCCTGAAGCAGTCCTTGCGCTTCGGCGTTGATGTCCGTCAGGAAGCCAAGCGTCCCGCCAAGGCCAAGCGCACGAAGCTGATCCGGCACGTTTTCGGAGCCGCGTTGTGCGTCAGCAAGAGCGGCTTGATATTCGGGGTCCGCCTGACGCTCTACGCGCGCTTGGCGATCAGCTTGTGAACGACGGAGGTTAGCCTGATACTCGTTCACCTGTTCAGGCGTGGCGTCGTAGTATGAGCCGCTTGCAGGGTCGTAAATCTGCGTCTTGCCACCAAGGGTCCGAATCCCCGGCGTGTCAATTTCCACCTCCATAGGCGCAGCCTGCATCGGTTGCCACTGACCATCGACAAGTTGTATCTTCTCGCCGGTTTGTGGATTCGTGGCGGTCTGCGGCATTGAGGCGAAGGCCGCTTCTCCCGACACAGGAGCAACGCCGCCGCCTTGCGATGCGCGCTGAAGCACCTCGTCAGCATAACGCTGCGTCTTCGGACCCCACAGAGAGCGATCAGGTCCGCCATGATAATACATCAGGGCTTCACGGGCGTTGCCGGTCTTCTGGAAGCCCTCGTCAAGATAGGCGCGGCCCAACTGGTCCTGATAGGCTGCTGCTTCTGGAGTCGTTCCGGTTAGCAGATCCTCACGGTAGGGGATGCCAAGGTTGCGAGCGATGCCACGTGCCGTCGAGGGCAGAACTTGCGTCCGACCCAACGCCTGACCGTATTGCGTCATCGGCCCACGCACACCCGCACGACCGCCCGACTCTTGCGCGATCAGCGACGGAAAAAGAGCGTCGGCGCTGGTAGGCATGGGGCCATTATATTGCGGCGTATAGGACTGACGCGCTTGCGGGCGCGCCGCAGACTGACCACCACCCACAGGAACCCATTGACCTCCGCGCAGGACTACGCGCTCGCCGGTTTGAGGATTGGTAGCGGTTTGACCTTCAGCCATTTAGCGATCCAACTCAAAGCCGGGGGGAGGGGGCGGGACGTTAGAGGAGGGAGCATTACGGCCCGCCGTCCTGCGTTGGACGCCCCGTTGAATTGCTTCAGCGGTTTGGCCTTGAAGGTCAATATACCGTTGGAGCGCCGCCTGAACAACGCGCTCATCTTTCACGCCGCTAAGAATCGTATCAAGCTCACGAATAGCGTCTTGGTCTGTCTGGACGCCAGTATTTGCCGAGAGCGCCGCATTACGTGCCGCCTTTGCCCAAGCCAGTAAGGCGTCGTAGTTAAGCGAATTGGGATCGGAGCGCCCCACCGCATTCCTAGCTCCGCTGATAGCATTGGTAAGCGGGCCTAGATTTAGGTCTCCGTTTTGGATCTGCTGTTGAATTTGGCGCGCGCGGTTAACGCTCGACGTTAGGCGTGTAACGTTTACGTCAGCCTCATCAATCGCTTTTTGGTCAGAAGCGCTCAGCGGACGCTCCTGTGTGGAGCCGACGCGATTAATGATGTTGCCTGACGCATCGAACGCCAAGGCCTCCCCACCAGGAGCGACGTTCTGAATGTCAGGGCGTTGGACGCCTTGCGCGATTGTGCGCCCAGTGTAGGGATCAACCAGCGTCGCGTCTTGAGCTACGCTAACAGGGTTCGTGGCGTTGATACGCGCAGTCGCCTCTTGATACGAAGGCGGACGCGAATCGCTATAGGTGGTTTGTTTGGTAATCGGATCAGTGACACGAACACGGTCGCCAAACTCGCCCACGCTAGGTGCGCCAACCATTCGGTTACTGCCGATAACCGATTGAATACCGCCCGCGCCAATCACTTGCGGCGCGTATTGCTGTCCGACATTCTTCTGCCAGTCCTCACCCCCAAGGCCAAGGAACAGCGCTTGTTCGCGCGGATCAGTGATCGACCCAAGCACTTGCTGGATGCGAGCGTTGCGTTGGGGAAGCTCTGCCTGAGCCTGTAGACGCGCACGTTCAGCGTCTAGGCCGCCCGTAATCGTTTGTCCGCCTAGAACGCGGTCGAGAACACGCCAACCGCTGACGCGCTCGCGTTGGGGCGCTTGCATAGGCTGTTGCGGCTGAGCGACTTGATCCGCAGAATAGTATGTCCCTTGCGGCGTCTCTACGTATCCGTTCGGAGCGCGCTGAGCCATCAGTTCATCAAGAGGGTCAGCCTGTTGCTGAAAAAACGGCAACAGCGAGTTTTGATTGCGCCGCTGGCCCATCAGGCCGATGATTGCGGAAGGGGCGAGAAGCGAGCTAGCCACTTATTTGCCCCCGTAAGTGAAGTTCGCTCCGAAGTTCATACCGCTCCCCGTAGCCTTGCCTGTCGAGCTTCCGCTAGAAGTGGTCGTTCCCCAATTCCCCAGCAGGCCCAAGCCCGACAGGTAGGTTTGTAGCGCCTGAAGGTCGTAGTTTTGAGCAGCTTGGTTCTCACCGACAGCCGTCTGCAAGGCGCGGTCGTAAGCGCCTACGCGAGCGTTGGCTTCCGCATCGGCATATCCGCGCTGCGTTTCACTACGAAGCAGCCCCCAGCCCGAACCGCCGAAAGCGCCTGCCGCAGCCCCTTGAGCGTCCACATTGTTAGCGGCGATGCTGCCCGCGCGCTGAATGCCTTGGCTTACCGTGTCCATGTAGGGATTGAGGTAGGCCTGCGCATCTGAGGCTGTCGTGCGGTCGTACCCCCCCATCAGACCCATTGCGCTATTCAAACCGCCTTGGACTTGTCCAAGGAACTGCTGATTAGGCGTGAACGTGGACGTTTGATTTTGCGTCTGGCTCTGAGTCGATTTTTGCTTTGAGCCGCCTAGAGAGAAACCCATCAGTGCAAGTCCTTAGCGCAAACGGAGGCGACAGGGGTGAAACCGTGCTTATTCATTACCCTATCCCATCCAATTCTACCAGCCGTAGTTAGTCGATTGCATCCCTCCGCTCTGGCGAAGGCTTCGGCCTTGGGAAGCATCACTTCCGTAATTTCCCGCAAGTCGCCGCCACAGAGCCATAGGTGCAGCACTTTGGTGCGCGGGAAGTTGACGATTTCCGTCACAGCCGCCGACTTTTCGCCTAGCCATAACTGCGCCTCGCCGTCTTCCACCATGCGCTCCACGTCCTCAATGTCGTGGGTTACCTGATAAGACAGGGCGCGCTTGATGTGATCCTGCCAATTCACGGCGTCACCTCATCAAAGACAAATATCCCGCCATCCAGCGTCACGCGGTAGGGCTTACCGTCCGCAACGTCGATGAACACCAGCGAACTGATCGGGGAATTCGTTTTTACGTTTCGCAAGTCTTCCTGCAAAACTTGTGCGCGGAACTGCGCTTCATTGGTATAATCATACGAGGCGGATGGGTTAACAGGCGTCATCGTTTCCCTCCTGACTGGACTTCAAACCGGAAGTTCCCGATACGAAAATCATCGTTCGGCGCGCTGATATACTCAATCTCCATCTGACGCGCTGTGGCCCGCATATCCGCAGGCGATGTCGCGTCATAAGGGCCAAACACTGTATCTGGCGTATTAGGCCAGGCGCGACCGTAAAAGGTCACATCCACTGACCCGCCGTTACGCTCATCTGGAATAAAACGCTTGAGCATGACAACCTTGTCGCCTGTCCCGATCTCCATAGGCCCGGTGCGGACCTTGGACGGCCTATCGTCGCGATAATCTCCAACCTCGTGGTCATAGACGGTGCCGGTAGGGCTGACCATGATCGGGTATTGGAACGCCCCGTTAGACCCTGTACCAGCCGTTCGCGACAGTTTGTGCGTCATCCAGGTGCCTTCAAGATAATTGAAGGCCACGACGGAATCGCACTCAAGCGAACCTTGCGAAGGGTATACCCACCAGACTTCGTTGGAATCTGCGACCAGAACGACAGAAACCTTGGCATTCTGCTGTTGGTTGAAGTCCGAAAATACCGCGTCCTGAATGTCGCAGGGCAACGGCTGGACGAATCCATTGTATTGGAAAAAGCCGTTTCGACCCATCCAATAGGCCGCAGTTTGAGTCACGGCGACGCATTGACGACTGATAACCCCGCAGCCCGAACCAACCCGGTCGAACACATAGACGAACGGAGGACCAACGTAAGTCGCCCTGAACGCGCCTTCGTCAGTCAGGATCAGATTTGCGCCCTGAACCCGCTTGCCGCACATCAACTCGCCCTGTGTTTGGACAAGCTGATCGCGGGCTTGGTTCGTCGCGGTAGGCGTCCAATCCGTGTTGTTCTGAAGGCCCGACCATTTTGCCAGACGCGGGTTTCCACCCGCCGCAAAGGCCATAAGGATGCCTTCAGCGGTTGTCAGAAGCGCGCTTGCTGTCGGGGCATTGGCAACAGGTAATGAAGCCGGGTCACCAGGAACCCACTCATAAATCGTGCCTTCGGAGTCCATGACCCCTACAAGGTTCTCGCCAAACGTATCTAGCGACCAGACCGACGCAGGCAGGACGTTGGTCGAATCAGCCGTTGGCGCACCGTAAATGCCGATCCCATAGACACCCGATCCGTACCCGCCACCTGACACGCTATTGACGCGACCCGGCAAGAACCCCGCAGGCGTTATGTCATCGACAACACCGCTCCGCGTTATGGCGTAAAGATTGCTGTGCGTTCCGACGCCGATCCAACTTTGGTTCTCGTTGTCAGACCAAGTGATGACAGCCCGTGCAACTCCGGTCAGAAGTTCATCCGCGCGCGTTCTCCAGCCGCCAATAGGCTTGAGCGCGCCTGCCTCCCAGCGCACCAGATCAGACGTGCGGTAATAGCCCTTGCTCTGGTATTTCGTGCCAGCAGCACGAAGGCCAGGCGGCGGCGTAATGTCGATATAAGCCATGCCTTATGCCTTCAAAGCCTCTGTATAAAGACTTCAACGTTTGCACTTCCGATGAAGCTTCCAGAACTATACACCGAAACAGACCACGTTGCAGTCGTGTCGGTGCCTGACGGGAGAGATGCAGACCAGCGCATCGTCACCCCGTCGGCAAGCGCTTTGGTCACGGCTGCGTCACCCGACACATACGACCACACATAGGTCAGGGAGCCTGTGACGTTGGTTACGACCGTGACGATGTTCGTCAGTACGGTTGGCGTAGAACCAACCCCCGAAGCGGTTGGGGGTGATACGCTAACACTGGATGACTGCAACGACGCCATGACGCCTACAACGCCGGTCATGCGACGCCTACCCCTGCGACTGTCCAGATGTTGGATGCTTCATGGACTAGGGCGCATTTGCCATACGATGCCAACGACCGATTAGCGTCCGCCGACGCGCCATCCAGCCGAAGCTGGACACCTGATCCTCTGGCAATTGACAACACACCGGTCGAGAAGGAACGCAACACGATAACCGTCCCAACGGGAAAGCCGACCGAGCCAACGGGCGGAATCGTCCAAGTGCGATTAGTCGATCCAGTCAGGCGGATCATCTTTCCTGCATCGCTCAAAGAGAATGTGCGATCTTCGTCAATCGATACGACAGGCAGACCCCTGAACCCGACAGAGAAAACAGACCCCGGCCCAAGATCCGCCAAGACCTGATCGCCGGTCATTGTCCCGCCCGCCTTGGGAAGCGCCGCGTTCGCCTTTGCTTCGTTGGCATTGGCAA